TGGAGTGACAGCACCATAAAAATTAGCGATACCTTGCGGCGTAGTAATCAGGTAGGAATAATAATTGTAGATTGCTTGTGCGCTAATTTCGTATGGAGCCTCTTGATCATCTAAATCAATTTGAACATTCGTGTAATCTGGAGTCAGAGTGATTCCCGCAATTGCGCTTCCGTCGATATTGTTTGCGTTGTATATCGCGTCAGGTTGTTGATCTGCACGGAACGATGCTCCAGATGCAGTAGCTACGCCGAAGGTTTCGTAAGGCAGGAAGGCATTAACTCCAGCTTGGCAAGTTATGCGGAGGCGGATGGTGTCGCCGGGAACTGCTTCGCTCGTTGCGTATGTTCCGCTTGCCGTGACTTTGGTTCCAGCCGTTCCACTAACAACCAAGTTCTCAATCTCAATGTCTTGTGTGACATTAAACAACTGGAGAGTGCTGCCTGCTTCGACGTTGCTGACCTCCCAAGGATAGACGGTGCTTCCGCCAAATGTTCCCAAAACCTCGGCTCCGTTGAGCAGGGTAAAAGTCCCGCTCCCTTGGATGTTGCCAGTGAACTGCGTGGCCTTAATTGTGATCGTGCTTCCGTCAAAAGCAAAGACAGAGGCAGCAGAAGCGTCGATTGTTACATTGTATGCGCCAGCATTGATCGTCGTTCCTTCGCGGGAGACGATGGTTGCGGTTTCGCCTGCGTAGTTATCAACCAAGAACGCTTTGGCGCGATCATAAAACTTTTCTGGAGTCTCCAATTGCAGGTATCCATCGACAACAGCTTTGTCCGTCTCGGTAACGCTTGCGTCTGCAAAAAGAACCCAGTTCACAGCGAGTTCGCCTACACCCTTGAGTGCTTGCGTTGATTGGGAAAGCGCGTGTTCGTATGAACAAAATTTGAATGTAAAATCGTCTGCGTTTGTATTGCTGTCCGACCTGCGATCCACCCGATAAAATCCACCAAATCTGTCTGTGTCCCAATCGGAGAATGTGGGTGCGAGATTGTCGGATTCGCGCCATGTCGAGTTGAATGATGGAATGTCGTATGGGCCTCCGTTTGAGGCAAGTGCAGAAGAATCACCACCAGAAAACTCTTTGATTTGCGACGATGTGACAATCTTGAGTGTATCAACTGCTCCATTGCTATCTGTCGTAAAATCGTATTCAAAAGGATTTGCGTAAAAATACGACATCGTTCCATCTGGATTGAGGACACCACCTAAAAGCGTTGATTCAGTAGTGTAGGGGCCAGTATTTGTTGCTACGGGGAAGGTCGCATCTTTGGCAAACGCTGAAGGGTTATCTTTTAAGTAAACTTTTGCCCCGCTAATCGCTTGCCCATCAGCGTCTTTGATTGTCATCGACACTTCCTTCTTTGTGACAACTACTCCCTTTTGAGATGTCGATGTTCTAACATCCCTCCACATTTGTTTCACGTTCGATCCCGTTGCACTATTGATTAACTCGTAATCGCGGTGTTGGTATTGAATTCCAGCATCGTGGCCTATATCGACCACGTTTGCGTTAGAGCTAAAATCCATGTCTTTGAAACTGCCTTCAGTATAGCTTCCTACAGCCTCGCTCAAAGAACCACTCTCCAAAGCAATAGATAATTGTCTTGGTGTCCACGATGCCGTGAGGTTAAGTGACGTGAGTTTAACGTCTTGATAAACTCCAATCCCTAAAGTCCGTATGTCAAGGTTATCGCCATTAACTTTTCTTGAGGCAAATAATTCCGTTCTAACCATTTCGCAGTTGCCAGCTAAATGGAATGGTCGAGACGACGATATAACCCCTCCTCGACCGAAGAAAAATCCAGTTGACTGTAAACTAATAGCGGCCTCATTCGGGTGATAGTTGGATGCGCTTCCACCCGTAAAAAACAGTCCTGTTCCTGCGGAATAACGAGTTCTTCCATCCACTATTGTTTCCGAACCATAATTGTAACACGCTTTGAGAACTGCTTGTCCTGCTGAAATTGAAGGGGTTCCAAATGGTTTAGTGGTGATCGTAACTTCATCGCCGTTGACAGCCATGACCCTGTGAGTTTTCTGATGAGTATAATGTAAATTCTTGTCGTCAGTATCATTAACGATTACAGCGTTCCTAATAGCAAAAGCATCACCAATTTGAAAGCTGTTCCCAGTAATAGTTAAGACAAACCTTCCATCAGCATCAACCGCCCACGGCCCAGATATATTCGACCAATTCGTTGATGGATTATTAATGTAAATGCAAGCAACGTTGCCATTATCTGTCGTTGATGTCGATGTATGTCTGAAAACCAGAACCTCTTTTTCGGGGTCATGGAAAATTGTTCCCTCAACAAAAAGTCGATTTGTTCCGAAATCGTATGTGGTTATTCCTACGTCAGTCGTAATTGTTGCGCCACCATTTACTGCCAGACCAGAAAGATCGAGGTCGCGGCCAGTTTGAGTAATTACTCCGTTTGCGTCAGGTGCGGTGAATGCCATAATATTATAGAATATAGTTGCGGGTAACTGAAACGATGTCGCCAGACCCGTTGTATGAAATTGATTTAGTTAGTGATACCCCAGCGTTTTGCTCATCGTTAGTCACGATTTGGGTAAGGTTGCCGCTACCATCATAAGTGAATTGGCGGGAAAATAGGTGAGTTGTTTGGAGGTTATCGTCGTAAACTTGAATGTCCGTAATGTCTCCGCTACCAGAATAATTTACCTCATGGTGATAATTCTCAAAAGCTGTCGAGAACATTGCATCCAAATCCACTGAGACACCAACAGGGCCGCCACCACCACCAGTTAATTCATAAATTTCTCCCGTTCCTGGATGGCGTGAAAAAATCTTTGCGTCTGCATGATTTATGCAAATCTCTCCCAACTGTAAATCGTTGATCGTTGGGGATTTACCACTTTGGGTGGATTTTTTCGGGATGAGTGTAGGATTTGCCATCTTATAGAAGAGGGTTGCCCCTAGGGGGATGAAACCCCTAGAGGACTTTTATATTACATTAGTAAGAACCGCCGTCAATGGTAGTTTCCAGAGCGGTGACGCGAACGTCAAGGCCGGATTCAATGCCGATTGCACGGGTTGCTTCTGCGGAGATAAGTCCAGCATTAACTGCTTCTGCGGCAAGTGCGCGAGCCTCCTCTGCATCAACGTCAGCAACACGATCAAGGATCTCTTGGTCGATCTTGCTATCGAGTACGCCTTCTGCGGCAAGTGCGCGAGCCTCTTCTGCATCAACGTCAGCGGTTGCGCCTGTTGCCAAGCTTGTGATCGCACCATTGATGGTCGAGTCGGCTGCTTGGAATGCAGCAACGATTTCCGTCAAGGAATCGAGAGCGGCTCCGTCTACGTTGGAAAGAACATTATCAATGCGGGAACCGAGAGCAACTTCTGCTGTTGTGGCGCGATTGACTTCATCAGTTAGGTTTGACTGGACTGCTGTTGCGGCAGCATCAGTGTATACCTTGGTAGCAAAAGTGCCTTCGCCTGCAATTGGTAGTGCAGTTCCGTTTTCTTGTCCGATGTACAAACTCTTGCCCACCAAATCCATTGCCAACTCACCTGAAGACAAAACTCCACTTGCTGGAGCGGAAGAACCACGTTTGATACGAATAATTGGATTAGCCATAATATTTTATTGTTTTTTTGTTTTTGTTTTTGTTTTTGTTTTTCTGTTTAATTAGAAATTTTAATTTACACGGAACTATATTCTCCTGCGTCGATTTCGGCTACATTAGTCAATTCTCCACTTTGGACTTGAGCTATTTCATTTCCATTTGGCAATGATCCATCCTCCCCAATTACAAGCGAAGAACTTGGGCCTGCCTCCAACATTCCAGTGAAAGGATTGAATTTAACTGCCATATTAAGCTAGACTTACCAGCACTAAATTTGCATCATTTGAAGTTGGTGGTTGAATTGAATATGTTAGATTTAATGTTGCAACAACAACCGATGCTTTTTTATACACTACAGTTGCAATATTGTTTGTTGATCCGTAATATGTTAATTCAAGCTCATCGTATTCTGGGATTTGAAATCCTTGAATAGAATTTGCGATATTAGAAACACCATCAAGAACCAAGTGACGGAATTTTGCTGTGTCGAGGATTGAAGGAATATCGTCCATATGTTTTATTATTAAATTGATTAGGTGGTAGAGTCAAGATTAACTCTACCACCGATATCAATCTACTATTAAACGCAAGGTGCTGGATTCACATCATCTTGGCAACGCTTGTAGACAATCGCCACAACATTCTGTGGACGAATTGGTTGAATAGCGCGTTGGATTTGATAAATGTGCTGTCCGAAATCACCATACAGATTGCAATCGTTGTCGCGGAAATATGTCCACTCCAATTCGCCCATAGCGAGTTGAGGAGCAAAACGGAATGTTCCTTCGCCAACATAACCTTCAGGTACGAGACGTTTGAATGCATTGCCTGCAATCACAAACATGACTTCGTAATCGGCAGCAACCCATGCGGGGTTACGGCGTTGAGCGAAACCATTAGTGACGGCAGTCGATACGATTGGATTAACAAGGGTAAGAACACCGCCCACATTCGCGGTTGCGCGAAGTGGTTGCTGGTCGATACCGAATGCGAATCCACGATAGCCTTGGAATGAGTAACCAGAAATGGCAGACTCACCAAGTTTGAAGGAACCAGTCGTAAGGCCAATCAAATCTTCTTTTACATCCGCATCGTTGCGGAAGTTCTCGATCTGATCTGCGCTTGCAATAACTTGGAAGAATTCGCCTTCAGCGGTTGCAAATGGTTCCGCAAGCATTTCTTCGCGCAAGAATGTGCCAAGTTTGTACAGGGTCTTGAAGTTCATAGGAGCATCAGGAGCCTTATTCGCAAACAAGGTATTGATCTGTTGCATATCGCCAGTCAGGTTTGCAGAAAATACGGAAGTGGAATCCACAACATACTTGATGCCTGACTGAATGAGGTATTGATAACGGATATCAGCATTGATCAACTGAAGGATCGTCTTTTCGAGCGAAACTTGAGCTTGGAGGTACGATCCCTTGAATGCGGTACGAGCTTGCTTAACGCAAACACGCGGCCCAGCACCACGGAGGGTTTGAAGCTGGAACTGATACTCAGTCGAGCCAACAACGTCAGGAGTTGCGCCAACGCCACAAAGTGTGGTGTCGTTAACAAATGTAGGAGCTGCGAGGGATGCGGCAGGAACTGCCATTTCCTCAACAACGCTACGAACAACGTCTGATACGTTTGGGAGCGTTCCACCATCGATGGAATTGATATAAGGACTCTTACGAGCAAGAACTCGTCCGATTTGTCCGATGATACGATTTACGTCTTTGCTTGCAAAATTTTGAATTGCAGCAAGTGAGATGCAGTCTGACATGATTTTGGTTTTCTATTTAATTGGTTGGTTGTTCTGCTTGAACTCCCGTAAGAAAATCTTTCGGGCAACATTCAAGACGATAAGTTCCGTTTTGCGGTTCTTAACGATTTGTTTCTTGTTTTTGTTGCCCCGGCACGTTGGGCTTTATTCGGCCTGTTTGCGGATTTTTTGACTTCCGCGAAGTCACTAGAATAACGAATCTAGCACGTCGAGTTGTTTTGTTTTTATGTTAAAATTTTATTATTGTCAAATAATATTTAAAATATTTTTTAGATATTCAGATTTTGGAATATTATTCTCCAGTTTTGCATGAATTAAATTCTTTTCAATTTTATCTAGTTTTCCAGATTCATTAAAAATAGCATCTTCATTTTTTAACACTCCTCCAATATGAAGATCATTAGAAAGTATTGTATTTATGACATGAGCGCACATTTCTTTAGTTGTATGGAAAACATAAGATGGTTGCCCAGACAAAAGAAGTAATGATCCAGTCTTTTCTAATTCTTCAGCTATATGTGGAGTGAATGAGTTATTAGCAACATCATAATCACTCATCCATCCACCTCCAGCGGCATGAAGCGCACACCAACGAGAAAAACGAGCGCAAATAAAAGCAAAATTATTTTGTAATTCGTTTGGAAGAATTGGAGCTAGTCTTGTCATTTTAGTCATTAATTTCAAATGCAATGGGCTACCCTGAGCGTGAGAACGATTTAACATTACAGGATCCCATCCTTGAGATTCCCAAGTAGATTTCCACACGTTCGCACAAGCAAATTGTTCGTCTTGTGGAAGCAATTGTACGCTTTCGTAATATCCGTAGATTTTCTTTTTCATTAGTACGCCTTAATTCCTACATTAAATACTGGAACACCAAGATCGATGTGCGGTTGATGTCCTGCATCCATTGCTTTTTTGCAGAATGAAATATCGTCAGGGTAAAATGCGCCGTACTTGATATCAGGGAACTTTTTCTTAATGTCTTGAAGCACCCTACGATGAATCAACAGGCATCCGCTTCCAACCCAATCAACTGGTTCCACGGAATCTGTGCAGACTCTTGCTTTTTTACCCAAATCGGTTTTTGAGCAGTCGATTGACGCATCATCTAAATTTGCAAAATAGGCCGCACCCACAAGAGACTTTCCTGCTCCGATTAGACGATGCACAATGTGTTTCTGGAGGTGCGAGTCGTGAATATTTCGAGCAGCACCAATTGTTGCCTTTGCCCATTGTGGTCTACCAATGGATGGGATGATATTATTGTCTAACAACAGCAACCATTTTGCGTCTGTGGCTAGGAATTTTTCTGCAAGATCATTTCGTGACTTATAAAAGTTGTTTTCGTCGCTAGAAACGTCAAATCGGATCTTATCGCGCCCAAAATCAAGCGCAATGTTGATTAAAGCAATCGCGGTAATCGGATTAGTAGCTCTATTAGCAGAAAAACCAACAAAAATATCCCTTCCCGCGAACTCTGAACGATACGAAGGTAATCCTTCATTAGTTCTAGATTCTACAATATTTGACTGTAAAGTATCATTAAATTGTACATTTTCAGAAGAATCTTCGATAATAGGTTGTTTTATTTGTTCTGAAGTTGGTGATTCAATATTTCCCAAAATCTTACCATTTTTTTTCATTCTGCGTTTAGGTTTTCTATTTTCTTTGATCATATTATCGTCAAGATGTGAAAAATCCTTTTGTTGTTTATTTATTTCTGGTTGCGGTTGTGGTTTATGAACTTGTCCTTGCCTTGCAAATGGATCGAAAGAATCCAGTGCATTCATTGTTATTTTTTCGTCAGGAGTAACTTTTGGTTCCATAGATATAATGTGACTTTAAGTATATAAAAGTTATAGAACATTGTAATAACTTTAATATATTATTAACCACCTAAAGCTTCATCGAGTCCAAGATCAATGGCATCCATAGAATTCATCTTTAACCTGTCATTTAAGCTAGATTTAATGTTATGTTGACTATTAATTGTTTGACGTGGCATTTTTCCAGCACCTTTTAGCTTATTGTTTTCTTCGCGCAAAGATTTCAATTCTGCCATGTATTTGGATTTACCTTCTTGCTCAATTCGCAATTGCTCTGTTAGAACGTGTGAGAACACTGCTGCTGCCGCTACATTAGCCCTTTCTTGAGCGTTGGTGGGCCACAACGCTGAGTTAAACTTCTCAGCAAGGGATTGCACCTGCGCGTTATGTCGTTGCACTTGTTCTAGCTTTTCTGGAGTAGCGTCTTTGGGTGCTTCAGCAAACCTTGCCCAAGGAAGCTCTTTTGTAAGATTTTCCATGTGCTGATCAATTTGCTCAACTTCTTTATGATACCATTGGCCTTTTTCTTGTTCGCGTTCCTGAAGAATTTTCTCCGCATTTTGTGCTGCGTTTTCAATCTCTTGCTCTTGCTTTTCTTTAAGATCCACAACATCAACAAGGTTGCGCTTCAACCTCTCTGAATCGGTAAGGGAAAGTTTATCAATTGCATTTTCTTTCCACCAAGCTTGATCAACGGCATCAGGCCCACCATGTTTTTCAATTGAATTAATAACATCATCACTTGCTCCGTTTTTGCGAAGAATATTGTAAATGTTTTCTTTGGCAGATTGAATTGGTTGGTTGTATTTCGACTGAAATTCTGGATCGTTTTTGATGTCGAATATTGCGCGGAATTTTTTTAATTCATCGTAATCATCAGGTGCTTTAAACTCTTGTTGGCGCGATTCCATTTCGACAAGACGTTGACGCAGTTGCTCTGCTTCTTCAGCTTGCTTCTTGTATGTGCTGGCAGTTTCTTGAAGTTTGCGCCAATTAGATCGATTAACTTCCGAAAGGTTGCGAGGTTGCTCTATTGACGCAATCTCTGGATCTATTTCGGCTTCTGGATTTTCAGGGACTTCTGGAGCATCTGTCACTTCACCAGATTCTGTTACTTCCGTGGATTCAACAGGCTCATCAATCGATTCAACTTCTTCGGTTGCTTCAGTTTCAACAGTCTCTGGTGATTCTGCGAACACTGGTTCAATCCCGCTCAATGCCTCGTCCAGCAATGCATCGATTTGAGTTTCTGTCGATTCATCAATTGGGTCTGCGTCCAATGATGGGTTTCCGTAGCCAGTAACACTGGACTCCGCTTTTTCGTTTTCGTTTTCCATAGATTTATTTGTTTATGTTGTTGACGTAAATACTAGGTGCTTTTTCCGTCACATGGACGTGAAATTTCCTGCGCTAGGATCAGCGTTATCATTTGATGAATTTACGCAATCTTCGATTTCTCGCAATGCCATTTCAAAACCTTGCTTCAACATGGCTTGCATTGCAACCCCTTCGACGGAACATTCCGTTATGAATGGAATTCGACTGCGTAAATATAAACGCAATCGATTTCCTGTTTTCTTATCGTAGTCACGAAGACGTGATGCGTCAGATTCTTCCCATTTCATATTTATTTATTAATATATTTTATTCAATCATCGACTTAACTTCAGATTTAACCTTGCGATAAACTTTTTTAACACCCTTTTTCGCGCCCTTAATAATGTCTTTGCCAATCTCTTTTAAGTCTTCTGTATTAGCAATTTGGTCACTCATGCCTTTTTTCTGAAGACGTTCGGTCGCTTCCATCTCTTCTTCTTCTTTCAGAAGTTTTTCAATCTCGTCTTCTTTTTCGGATTTAGAAGACAACGGATTGTCAACGTATTTCTGTTTTTTCAACGTGTTTTTATTAGGTTTTAATGGCATAATATTATCCTGCGGTTAAGGGTTTAGGTGGTGCAGCAACTTGGTTGACTGCGTTATTTTGTGATGGGTTTGATAATCCAACAGCTTCTCCAATAGCGGTTGCCTGTGCCGTCGATGGTCTACGTCCTCCACCGCCACCGCCACCACCGCCTGCTGCTGCTGGAAATAAATCACCCTCTGAAATTGGTGCTTGACCTGCCGTTAAATAGTTAATCGCTTCAGAAACTGCCTTTTTGTATTCGGCAATCTGTTTTTTGTCTGCTCCCTTAGCTTCAGCGTTCTGGACGTGGCCGATAAAGTGCTGTACTGCCGATTGTAGCGGCTTAAG